GTCACACGATCATCATGTCAGCGTTGTGTATCTAACGCCTGTCGAAAGGCTGGGCTGGTGCGCACTTCGTGCTTGGTCCTGCCCCGCTGGCGCGGGCCAGTCCCTGGCGGGACCCCGATTCACCCGTCGCCTAAAGGCGACGGTCCCCTCGGGAGGCGCTGATGGAGCCTTTGGCGACCGAGGCCGACCTGGTGGCGCGGCTCGGCCGGGACCTGACACCGGATGAGCAGGTGCGGGTGTGCGCGCTGCTCGCCGACGCCTCGGCGATGATCCGGGCCTACACCGGCCGGGACTTCACGCTGACCGTGGACGATACGGCGGTGCTGCGCGCGACCGGTGCCACGGTCCGGCTCCCGCAGAGGCCGGTGGTCGAGGTCACCAAGGTCGAGGCGATCGGCGCCCCGCAGACGCCCGACATCACGCTCGCGGACTGGCTGTTCGACGGGATCGACCAGATCCGGATCGGCGAAGGCAACTTCGTGATCAACCTGCCGGAGATCTGGTGGGACGACGACGGCTACCCCGGCACCTACCGGGTGACCTACACCCACGGGTACGCGCAGGTGCCGCCGGACGTGGTCGCCGTGGCGTGCGCGATGACGCTGCGCACGCTGACCTCGCCGGCGATGGTCGGCGGCGTCACCTCCGAGACGGTAGGCCCCTACTCCTACCGGTCCGAGACGCCCGGTCTCGGCCTGGCGGTGACCATGACCGACGCCGAGCGTCGGGCGCTGGACCGGTACCGGCAGACCACCGGCACCATCACTGTGAGGATCGGGTGAGAATGCGGATCCTGGCCAAGCTGCACGCCTACGTGCCCGAGCACAATGGCGGCGCCGAGGTGATGGCCCACACCCTGCTGCGGGAGCTCGCCGGCCGCGGGCACCAGGTGCAGGTGTGGCTGTCCCAGCACAACGTGCGCCGCGTGCCGTACGAGCTCGACGGGGTGGAGGTGATCCCGGCCGCGGCGCGGCGGGACTTCGCCCGGGAGGCCCGCACCGCTGACGCCGTGATCTCCCATCTGGAGAACGTGCGCTCTGCGGGGGCGGTCGCCCGCGGCTGGGGCCGCCCCTTCATCGTGCTCTGCCACAACACCTTCCCCGCGACGTTCCGCGGCGTCGGCTCCGGCACCACGGCGCTCGCGGTCTACAACAGCGAGTGGATGGCGGCCGAGGCCGAGCGCTGGTTCGCCCCCAACCCCAAGGCGGCCCGGCCGGTGTCGAGCGTCGTCGTCCGGCCGCCGGTGACGGCCCGGGACTACCGGACCACCCCCGGCGACCGCATCACCCTGATCAATTTGTACGGCCGCAAGGGCGGCGAGCTGTTCTGGCGGCTCGCCGAGCGGATGCCCGAGCACCGCTTCCTCGGCGTGCTCGGCGCGTACGGGGATCAGGTCGTCCGGGAGGCGCCGAACGTCGAGGTCGTGCCGCATGTGCCCGCGGACCAGATGGCCGAGCGGGTGTACTCCCGCACCCGGGTGCTGATCATGCCGTCGGTGTACGAGAGCTGGGGCCGTACCGGGGTCGAGGCGCTCGCCTCTGGTATTCCGGTGGTGGCCCACCCGACGCCCGGCCTGCGCGAGTCCCTCGGCGACGCCGGCATCTTCGTCGACCGGGACGACCTGGACGGCTGGGTCAAGGCGCTCGCCGAGCTCGACGACCCGGAGACGTGGCGGGCCGCGTCCACCCGCGCGAAGAAGCGGTCGCGGCAGCTCGACCCGGCGCCGGACCTCGCCCGCTGGGTGGAGGCGGTCGAGGGGCTTGCCCGGCGATGACCAGGGGCGAGACCGTGACCGTGCTCACCCGGTCCGCGGTGACCCGGGACGCGCACGGCAACGAGCAGTGGAGCTACACCGAGGTCGAGGTGGAGGGCTGCATCGTCTGGCCCACCGGCAGCACGGAGCAGACCGAGGCCCGCGACACCACGACCGACCGGATCACCGTGTCGTTCCCGTACGGCACGGACATGACCAACGTGTCGAAGATGCGGGTTCGCGGCCACCTGTACGAGGTCGACGGCACCCCATCGCAGTGGGCCTCGCCGTTCACCGGCTGGAAAGCCGGCGTTGAGGTCCACGGAGTCCGCGTCACCGGCTGACACCAGGCGGGAGGTGAGGTGCGATGCCCCCTCGCGCCAGATACCGGCCCGACATCAAGGGATTCGGGCGGGTCCTGGCCTCCAAGAAGATGCAGGAGGAGATGCGGGACCGCGCCGAGCAGGTGCGGCGCCGGTGCGAGGCGCTCGCGCCCCGCGACACCGGTGCCTACATGGACTCGTTCCGGGTCGAGGCCGGTGTACGGCCCGGCGCCCGGCCCCGAGCGGTCGCCATGGTGATCAATGATGATGAGGCCGCGCCGTACGTGGAGTGGGGCACCAGCCGGACGCCGCGCTACCGCGTCATGGGGCGGGCCGCGGGAGCCGTGTCATGAGCGGCGAGGTGGTGGACATCGAGGCGCTGCTTGTCGCCTGGCTGGAGGACACCGTGGAGGACGTGCACGCCTCCACCGAGACGCCGGCCGACATGGAGACGCGGCTGCCGTGGATCCAGGTGACCGGCACCGGCGGCGGGCACGATGGGTACCGGCGGGACCAGCCGTCGGCGGACATCAGCGTCTTCGCCGCCAGTACTGTGGCCGCGTCGGACCTGGCCGCGCAGATCCACCGGCTGCTGCACGAGCAGCTCGCCTGGTCGACGTACGCCGGCGTGTCCATCAACCGGATCACCACCCGCGTCCGGCCGCACCGGGTGCCGTACGACAACCCTGACCTGCGCCGATACGAGTCCAGCTACTCGTTCGTCGTGCACCCCATCTGACGTTCTCCCCTTTTCTTCCTTTCCCTGCCCTCGCGCCGCCCGGCCGGGGGCTTTTTGCTGCCCGCAAGTGAGGAGCAAATCATGCCCACTATCTACCGGGACGCCAGCCTCGCTCTGGTCGGCACCAACGGCGGCGTGTGGGTGGCGCCGCTGGGTACCGCGCAGCCGCAGGACCCGCAGGCGCAGCCGCCCGCCCCGTGGCTGGCCATCGGCGCCATCTCGCAGGACGGCCTCACCAACGGTGTCGAGGAGGACACCGAGCAGTTCACGCCGTGGGGTCTGACCTCGCCGTTCCGGACGGTCGTCACCTCCAGCGTCCGGACCTTTACGTTCACGGCGTGGGAGATCAACAGGCCGATCGTCCGTGCGCTGCAGAACCGGCTGGACGTGTCGGACCTGACCCCCGGGATGGACGGCGTCGTGACGTTCGCCGAGTCCGGTTCTGCCGAGCCCGACCGGCGCACCTGGCTCATCGACGTCTACGACGGCGAGGTCTGGGAGCGGTTCTACATCCCCGAAGGGGAGATCACCGAGCGTGGCGAGGTGACGTTCCAGCAGGGAGAGATGGTCGGCTACGAGTGGACCATCTCCACCTACCCGGACAGCCTCGGCAACCTCGTCTACCACTCCTACATGGCCCCCGAAGTTGAGGAGCACCAGTCCTGATGCCCACCCCAACCCCCAAGAAGGCCCACTTCAGCCTGCGGCAGCGCAAGACCGAAGCCGTGCAGGAGCCGTTCACCTTCGAGGTGGACGGCGAGCTCTTCACGATGAAGCCGCCCGCCGCCGCCGACTGGCAGGTCACCGCGGACCTCGGAGCCGGCGAGGGCTCCCTGCGTGCGTTCGTGCGCGAACTGCTCGGCGACGACTACGAGCGTTTCTGCCAGGTCAAGGGCGTGTCGTCTGAGGACATCAACGCCCTCATCGAGGCCGCGACGCTGCACTACCAGGGTGTGAGCCGGGGGGAATAGCCGG